AGAAACTTGCTTACCACCTGTCATTATAAGGTCAGCCAGCTCATCTGCTATGATGTATATTTCTGTCCCGTCCCATTGTCTAAGCCCCCTGCAAGCGAGATCATGGTATCTCATATCCATTATCTTCTCAGCTTGTGCAATGCGCTTAATAGCGTCACTTGTTTCAGTGCAAACAGGATAAAGCATATGCGGAAGGCTATTGTATGTATTAAATTCAACTACTTTCGGGTCAATCATGATGAATCTAGCCGTGTTAGGCGTGTTTTTCATCACAATTGACAGAATGATGTCATGCAACAGAACAGATTTTCCGCTTCCAGTAGTTCCCGCTACCAGTACATGAGGGGCAGAAGCGAGGTCTAGCAGAATAGGCTGATTAAATCTGTCCATTCCTAGCGATACGGTAGTTCTATTTGATGATATAAATCCGTGACAGTTGATTGATGATGCAATAGTTCCAGACAGCGTGCTTCCGTCAGCTCCATGATATTCATATCTAGTCATTTTTAGCACCGTATTCAGACAGGCAATCATCTACCAATGACGAAACATAGGCACAGTCATCATATGAGAGCGTTTCACCTGTCAGCTCCTCGAACTTTGCGCATGTTTCAGCTCCAAGCCCTACAATTCCGTCAAGATTCATCTTTTCACCGCTGAACAGTTCATCAGAATGCTCTTTGATGCTTTCCATAATTGAATCATGCAGAAACTTGTCAGAATCAAACGGCTCAAGCTGCCCCATGAGTGCAGAAACAGGCTTTTCCCATTCTACAGAAAGGCGGTAAACTTCCTTTTCACTGGTTGTCTTGCTTCCCCATGCTTCAGTAAATTCATCTTTTACAGTGTAAATCATCTTATAATCCTCCTTATGTGGTACTGATACGGCTTGCGCCGTATTTCGTCTTAATTTTCAAAGACTCTTCAGGGCTATTTCATTTCGCTCTCATATTAGTTGTCCGTTCACAGTTGATGCATCAAGCCTGAAAGTCAGATCAATAATTTTTTCTCTCGTTGCGAAATTCTTTTTGGCTGCTTCCTTGAGAACGGAACGGATACCTGCTGGAACAATCGAAAGGCCATATTCAATCAAACAATCTTCCGCGGATTTCAGCGCATCATGAGCATCGTTCAGTTCTTTTTCAAGCCCTGCATTTACGATTATTTCTGAAAGCTCAGCGTTTGCAATTTCAAAATCCGCATCATCATCCATGCAGAAGAGATGACTAGGAACTGAACCATCTGAATTTTTTATTCCTTTGTCAGAAATGAACTTACGCTCAATTTCTTCCAGCTGAGATTCGAGCTGCGCAGATAGCGCTTTCGCTTCCATGTAGTTTTTTTGTTCCATGTTCATCGTGTTTGCCATTTTATTTTTCATCCTAATCTATTTCTCCTTTGTGTTTAGCACGACCGCCGGTTGGCGGTTTCGTCGCAATTTTCAGCGACTCTTCAGGTGCTTTTTACCAAATTTAATTCTCCCCTTGAAACGCTGCCATACAAGCTAGCATTATTTTTTTTTGATCATCTGACATTTCTTCAAGTGAGCATCCCATCATTTTTTCAGCTTCTTTGCGCTCTTTGCTGTTTTCTTCTAAAACTTTGTAGGCAATCATTTTTGTGCTTTTCATGTTCTTTTCCTCTCTTATCTGCAAGCTGTTTTATACATTTTATCAACTGCCTTATATGATTCAGCTTTCGTTCTTGTCTCTCCGATTTTCTTGAATCCCATCTTTTCGGCTTCTTCGTTATCCTTGAGGTTGAATGTCCAGTATGTCGTGCAGTTGTTGTCTTTTGCTTCATAGATTCCGTATTTCATGTTTTGTTCTCTCCTTGAGGTTTCCCTCTTTCTTTTGATACCTATAGTATACATCAATCAAATCCAATTACAAGACTTTTGATGTTAAAAACACCGATATTTTTATATATTATTGAAAACGTTTTATACTTCTTACATTCTTTGATGAAACTATTTACACCGCTACTAATTGGGTGTAGACTGTTTCTGACAAGCAAGAGCATCAACCAATGCATCAATCACACATCCAAATTCAATAGCCAACCAGCCAAGCGGGCGGGGCGGGAACAAAGCAATCAAGACATGCATAACCGCATGCCTTTTATTTACTACTCATTACATACATAGCATACTATCATATCATGCTATCATACTATGCTATTACATTCCTACATGTTGCATGCTAACATAGCTACATACATGATTCTATGCATACCAATATATACATGATTCATATGCACATGTTCACACGTTCATATGCTAAGCCCTGTGCTGTATGTTCGCAATAAATATTATGCGAAGTGATGCATATACTTTCCTTGCATCTGTTTATATATGATAGCATACTATTACCATGTTCATGAGCAATCAGCTATCAATTATCCTGTAATCGGTTATACAATAACTCATAAGGATATTCTTATAATTATGCCAATATCCTTGTAGTCTTTAAACTGTTAAGTTTACGGACAGCTCAAATCAAGCGCAATAGCGTATATATGCGAGATTCTAGCAGGCTGCTCCATACCCACCGTGGGGTGCTGTGGAATCGTGAAATTGGGGCGGGTTAGCTCTTCTACCACCGACAAAAACAAAAAGGGGTCGAAAATCACATTGTTTTTTATAAGAAAAGGGGTTGACAATACAAGGGAATATAATTATTCTGTATATAGGAAATACAAAGGAGGAAATATGGAGACAAAGAAGGCTATGAAGCACATCATGTTAGAGGGAAACAAGACGCAGAGTGAGCTTGGGAAGGAGCTAGGAATCAGTCAAGCAGCGGTAGGAAGCAGGCTCAATGGAGGAATGGGGCAGATAAAGAAGCTAAGTGAGATGCTAGACAAGCTAGGGTACAAGATAGAGTTTGTACCAAAGGAAGCGGAAGTACCGTATAAAGGGTATACAGTAGAGGACTAAGAGATAGGCACAGGGAGGATAATATGATATACGGATATGCGAGAGTAAGTACAGCGGGGCAGGCAATGAATGGGAATTCACTGGAAGACCAAGAGAATAAGCTAAAGGAAGCGGGAGCGGAGAAGATATATTCAGAGCATTATACAGGCACAAAGATAGATAGACCAGAGTTTGATAAAGTACTTAAAGAGCTGAAGAGTGGAGATACGCTTACGGTAACGAAACTAGATCGGTTTGCAAGGACAGCGAATGACGGGTACAATATGATAAAAGAGTTAATGGAGAAGAATGTAAGTGTAAACATCTTAAATATGGGAATAGCGAATAACAGTGCAATGGGGAAGTTAATGTTGCAGGTAATACTAGCATTTGGAGAGTTTGAAAGAGATATGATAGTAGAGAGGACAACAGCAGGGAAAGCAGTAGCAAGGCAAAGAGAAGGATATAAAGAAGGAAGACCAAAGCTAGACAGTGGGAAGATAGCGCAGATAAAGGGGAGTAAAAGTTGGAAAGAAGCAGGAGTGTCTAGATCGACATGGTACAAATATAGAACGGAATAATAAACATTATGCGAAGTAGGAGGATACGTGGACTATAAAAGAACAGTAAAGAATATATATAAAGCGATAGAGAATGACCCAGATAATGAGAGAGGGTATGAAGATGCTCAGTCGCTTTTTGTATTGTGGGTTGAAGAGGACAGCAAAGAAGTCATAAAGAATATAGGGAAGTTCAGAGACCTAGTTTCGAGAGAGACAGAGAGGTGTCTGAAGAGGGGAGACATAGAAGATGCGGAGGACTATAGAAAGCTCCTGTACAATAGCTATTTAATCACAGCGAAGTATGTATTTGAGGACTATCTAATAGCGTTAGAGTTTGATAGACCAGCACCAGAGAAGTTCTATCTGCCAAGAAGGAATAGGTTAAAGAAGGTAGTAGATGCATTGCAGGAATTGGAAGACAATAAACTGGACGAATTATTCCTATCAATGCCACCAAGGGTAGGCAAGACATCAATCCTAATGTTCTATGAAACATGGCTTATAGGAAAAGACAGTGAGGAGCATAACCTGTATTGTTCGTATTCAGACATCATCACAAAAGCATTCTTTAGCGGAGTTCTAGAGATATTGAATGACCCAGTAACGTATAAGTGGGGGGAAATATTCCCAAATGTACCATTGCAGAGTACAAATGCAGATGAAGAGACAATCAATACAGGTCGGTATAAGAGGTATAAGTCACTTACATGCAGGTCATTGTACGGAACACTGAATGGTGCTTGTGATGCAAATGGAACGCTTATAGCAGATGATTTGATAGGTTCTATTGAGGAAGCCATGAATAAAGACAGACTGCTTAACGCATGGAGCAAGGTGGATAACAATATGATACCAAGAGCCAAGGAGAAGTGTAAGCTCCTGTGGTGTGGAACAAGGTGGTCTATGATAGACCCTATAGGGTTGAGAGAAGACCTGCTAAAGAATGATGAAGGGTTCAAGAGCAGGAGATATAAGATAATTGATTTACCTGCCTTAAACGATAAAGACGAAAGCAATTTCGATTATTCCTATGGAGTAGGGTTCAGTACAGAGTATTACCGTCAGAGGAGATCGTCATTTGAGAGAAACAACGATATACCGTCATGGCAGGCGCAGTACATGACACAGCCTATTGAGAGAGCAGGGGCAGTATTTGAAGCGGGAGATATGAGAATGTACAACGGAGACTTGCCAGAAACAGCACCAGACCGTACGTTTATGGTAGTAGACCCTGCGTGGGGTGGAGGAGATTTCGTTTCTGCACCTGTTTGCAAGCAGTATGGCGAGGATATTTATGTATGTGATGTAGTTTACACAAATGATGATAAAAGCGTGTCACAGCCAACTATAGCGCAAATAGCGGCATATAACGGAGTGGACAAGATACAGATAGAAGCCAACAAGATGACAGATGACTTCCGTATCGGTATAGATGATGCTTTGAAGCGTATAGAGTACCATTGCCCTGTAATAGCGAAACCTGCCCCTAACAATATAGCTAAGGAGCAGAGAATCTTTGATAAAGCACCAGATATTAAGGAGCACTTCATATTCTTAGAGGACGGAAAGAGGAATAAACCATACACATTGTTCATGCAGAATGTATTCAGTTTCAAGATTCTAGGGAACAATAAACATGATGATGCACCTGATTCACTGTCAATGGCGGCAGAGGAAGCGTTTCCTAAGAAGGTTTATACAAAAATATCAATATTTAATAGAAGATTTTAGTTTACAATCGGTAATTATTAGCTACAATTATAGTAAATGTAGAAAGGAACAAATTTGATGGCAGATAATTCCTTAAAAGATGAACGTATTCTGTTAGGAAGAAAAAAGATTCTAATAGATGAAGATTATATAGATTCATCAAATGTTGTTTCTATTTTGAGAAAAACACTGAACTACCATATGGTAAATTCAATGGATATTTCTTATCTGTACAATTATAAAAAAGGTTTGCAGCCTATCCTTTTCAGGGAGAAAGAGATCAGACCCGAAATAAATTCCCGCATTGTAGAGAATCATGCCGATGAAATAGTTTCCTTTAAAGTCGGCTATTTGTTACATAACCCTGTAGTATATGCAACTTCTCAGACAGCAGGGAATATAAATGATGATTTGATACGTCTTAACAAGTGGATGAAAATAGAGAAAAAAAATTCCTGTGATAAAGATGTAGAAACTTGGTCTCATACATGTGGCATTGGAATTAAGATGGTTCTTCCTGATTCAATGGCTAACCTTGAAGAAGATGAAAGTCCATTCGAGATTTATTCACTAGACCCTAGGTATTCGTATGTTGTGTACGGAAACAGCCTAGGAGAGCCAAGAATGATGGGTGTTAAGTATATCACTACTGAAGATGGTGCAGTAATATACAGTGTGTATACTAAGGACAAGTATTATGATATCAGCTTTGATGTAGGTACAGGTTCTAGTCCTATTCTTAGGGAAGAAGATAATCCATTGGGAGAAATTCCTATGGTTGAATATCCCCTTAACCAAGAGAGAATGGGGTGTTTTGAAAAAGTTTTGCCATTGCTGAATGCCATAAACCTTACGGCAAGTGACCGTGAAAACGGAATTGAACAGTTTATTCAGGCATTGCTTCTGTTCCATAATGTAACGATAAATGATGAAGACTTTGATAAGCTGAGGGCAGAGGGCGGAATACAGTACAACGATCTTGACCCACAGCGAAAAGGTGATATTCAGTATCTTACAGCAGAGCTAAAACAATCCGAAACACAGGTACTTGTGGACTGGATGTACAAAGTTGTATTATACATATGTGGAATGCCTAACCGTAATGGTGGTGGCAGTACATCTGACACTGGTTCAGCAACTATTGTAAGAGACGGTTGGTATGATGCTGAAGGCAAGGCGCAGGACACTGAAGCAAGGTTCAAAGACAGTGAAGTTGACTTTCTACACATTGTTCTATACATCTGCAATACAATGTCAGGAACAAATCTAAACCCTTTAGATATAGATATTAAACTTCCTAGAAGAGTGTACTCAAATACACAGCAGAAGGCGCAGATATTAACAACATTGTTAGCGAATGATAAAATATCTCCTAGGAGAGCATATATAGCATCTGACTTATTCACCGACCCTGAAGAAGCGTATGCAGAGGGAATGGAATATTACGAATCACAACAGAAGATGAATCAAGAGAAGATAAATCAAGAAAATGATTCTAAATCTGAAGATGATTCGGATAATAAAGATGAATCTGATAGTAAATCTGAAGAAGACGATAAGTCAGACGATAAGAAGAATGATGAATCAGATGAAGATTCTAAAGGTAATTCTGTATGAAGATACAGATAACCAATGAAATGATAGAAAAGATTGAATATGCCCTTAACCATAACAAGACAGTAGAGATAAAGATAGAGCATAGCAATCCTGTTATCATTGAAATAAATAGAAAAGTAATGCCTATTGCCAACGGGCAGAGGGGGTCTAAAGAGACTAATGGAGCGTAATACTTCATAGCCTCTTTCTTTATATGGATAAAGACGTTATAGAGAAGTATCAAGAAGGCTTTGATGAATTGAACAAAATGATAACTTCCAAGTTTGAAGAGTTTGAAGAGAATAACACATCTTTAAGCGAAAGAAGGAAGGTTATCAAAGAAACATTCAATGACGATCTGTTAGACGCATATCTGCTAGGAGTATTGACAGGTGAACAGCAGTTGGTCGATAAAGACTTAACGCTTAGCACGATGAATACGCAAGTAGATATGAAGACAATAAATTCACTTATAGACAAGAAACAAGGTGATAAGAGTTTAACAGATAGAATAAATGAGTACACGAAAAGTAAAGATATTGAATCACTAAAAAGGTTAGCTGATACAGAGTACCATAGGTTGTTCAGTTCTGGAGAAATAGAATCTGCTAACCAAGAATCAAAGAATGGAATGAAAGTAAGCAAGACGTGGGTGACCATGGAAGACGAAAAGGTAAGAGACACACATTTCTATCTTGACGGAGTAAAAGTAGGATTGAATGAAGAGTTCTATACTTCTGACGGAGACCATGCAACAATGCCGGGAATGTTTGAATCTGCTGAGAACAACGTAAATTGCAGGTGTGTTGTAGATTTAAGTAAGAAGTAATCAGCGCCAGAGAATGCGCTATATAAATATCGCACATATGCGGTAGAGAAACCGCTATAAAAATATCGCAGGAGAAAAAGAATGGAAACATTACAGGAGATTTTAGGAGAATCATATCATGAAGGTATGACTATTGACGAAATCAACAAAGCAGTAGGAGAAAAGAATCTTGGAGTAATTGATGAATCACTAACATCTAACTATGAAAAAGTAAAGAATGCTAACAACAAAATGAGTTCAGAAATCGCAGATTACAAGAGACAGCTTAAAGCAAAGATGTCAGAGGACGAACAGAGAGCATCTGAAGCAAAGGAACGTGAAGACGAACGTGAACAGCATATCAAGGAGCTTGAAAGAGAAGTGAGTGTTTCCAAGAACAAGGCTTCATTCATTGGACTAGGGTATACTGAAGAACAGGCAGAGAAGGCTTCAGAAGCAGTAGCAGACAACGATATTTCAAAGGTGTTAGAGATTCAGAAAGAGTTCAATGCAAATCTTGAAAAGGCGGTAAAGGCAGAAATGCTTAAGGGAACACCTAAGCCAGCTTCAGGAAGCAATGAAAATGTAATGACCAAAGAAAAGTTCTCAAAGTTAGGAACAAAAGAGCAGTTGGAATACGTTAAAGAACACCCTACGTGGAAATCAGAATTAAAATAAAAAAAGAGGAGGAGTAAAGAAGTATGGCAAATTATTTGAATTATCCTTTCGACCCTGAACTATTTAATTATAATTGGGGTCAGATTGAAGACACAACATTAACAGCAATGATTGATTCAGGTGCAGTAGTTCGTGATGGTTCTATTCAGTCACTTATCAGCACAGGTTCAGATACCTATACAGTTCCATTCTACAAGGTTCTTGATGGTTCTGAAGTAAACTATGATGGTGCTACAGATATTACATCTACAGAGCAGGCAGGCGGTTCTCAGTCGGGAATTGTATATGGTCGTGCAGCAGGTTTCGGAGAGAGAGACTTTACAGTTGATTATAACTCTGGCGCAGACCCTATGAAGCAGATCACATCACAGGTAGCTAAGTTCTGGCAGAAGAGCAGACAGAATAAGCTGATTGGAATTATGGGTGGTATATTTGGAATTACGAATACAGAGTGGGCTAACCACACAACAGATATTTCCAGTGCTAGTGCTACAGTAACAGATGATAACCGTATGGGAGCATCTACAGTCAATGATGCAATCACAAAGGCATTAGGAGACAATAGAGCTGCATTCCAGATGGCAATCATGCATTCCATGGTAGCATCTAAACTTGAAGCACTTGGACTTCTTCAGTTCCGCAAGTACACAGACCCGCAGGGCATTGAGAGAACAATGAACATTGCTGATATCAATGGTCTTACAGTCATTGTAGATGATAGCGCACCTTACACAGCAGGAACAACGGATAAGGCAGGAGCATATACAACTTATCTGCTTGGAAGCGGTGTGATTCGTTATGCAGAAGCTCCTGTATCAGTACCTAGTGAAGTAGATAGAGAAGCCTCTGTAAATGGTGGTATGAATAAGCTCTACACAAGAGTAAGAGAAACAATTCACCCGAATGGATTCACATTTTCAAAGCCGTCTTCAGGATACACAGCATCACCTACAGATGCACAGCTCTTCGCTACAGCTAATTGGTCTATTGCAGACGGTTCTAACCTGAAGGCAGTACCAATGGCACGTATCATTTCCAATATCTAATGTATTTGGAAAGAAATGGTTGTCTGTATATTGAAGAAAAAGGGAAGTACACCAATGTACAGGTAACAGCAAAGAATAGGGTTGTCAAGGTAAGTGAGTTGGAGAGCATCACAGTAACCCCCGGAGAAACTGTAACGTCTCTGAGAGGAGCAGTACCTATGACAATGGACGAAATTAAATCTAAGTTTCATCTAGATGAAGATCACCCTATCAAATTTGCAAAGAGCAAAAAGGATAAAGATAAGTAAAAGGAGGAAGTGGTAAGAATGCTAAGTCAAGCTGAATTGATGGTTATATTAAAAAATGCTACAGGTGAGACAGATGAAAGCATTCTTACTGCTTACCTATCTATTTCAAAAGACATAGTGCTAAAGCAAGCATATCCGTATAAAGATATATCATCTATTGAGATTCCTGATAAGTACCTTAGCAATCAAGTAAACATTGCAACGTATCTTCTTAATAAGAGAGGTGCTGAAGGAGAGGTATCTCATAATGAGAATGGTATAAATCGTTCATATGATAGCAGCGGAATACCAGTTTCACTGTTTGATGGAATAATTCCAGAGGTAGGGATACCGTCATGAGAACCCTTCAAAGAAATAACCAAAGTTTCTATTACTGCCTATTCAAAAGCAAAGCAGACGTCATAGACGAGGAAGGTAATAAAACAGGGGAAGGGTTAGATTCATATGAAACAGCAGTAAAGATTCAAGGGAATATATCACCTGCATCAGGATATGCACAGTCAAAGACATTCGGTACTATGACAGCTTATCAAAGAACTATTGTAATTGAAGGGGTTAAATGCCCTATAGATGAAAATAGTGTTCTGTTTGTAGATAAAGAACCAGAGTATGACGATAACAATGTACCAATTTACAACTATACAGTTAAAGAGAAAGCACCTTCATTGAATTCTACTTCATACCTTATTGAAAAAGTAAGTGTACAGTGATGAATGACAAAGTCATTAAAATCAATGTTTTAGATCAAAAGAGCATTGATGATGCATTGGAGCAGATTGAAGAGTACAAGAAACGTTTATCAGATAAGACTGAAGAGTTCCTTCACAGAATGCAGTCAGAAGGGATAGACATTGCAAGTATGAAGTTCATGAATGCTGATTATGCAGGAATGAATGATTCACTGGTAATTGGAGAAGATGAAGATAAGGACAATGTTGCAGTAGTAGCAACAGGAAGCTGTGTATTGTTTATAGAATTTGGTACAGGATTGTTAGCAGGACAGCACCCTGAGAATCAAGGGTTTTACCCCGGCTCATATGGAAAGCACCAAGGTTCTAATCCTAAAGGTTGGACTTATACAGGGAGCACAGGAACTTCTCCTGACGGCACATACTGGGTTAAAGCAGGAACAGTACATACATATGGTAATGCACCAAATATGTGCATGTATGACACTGTGAAAGAATTAAAAACGCATATACAGGATATAGCTACGGAGGTATTCGATGGTTGATACAGAGAATGAGATATTCACAGTAATATCAAATGTTGCTAAAACAGCAAATACAAAGTGTGAAGTATCATCTGTGTATCCTTCTCAGTTAGGAAAGTTTCCATTTGTACTAGCTGAACAGTCAGATGAATATCCAACGCACCTTACACAGTCCACAGAAGCTAAGTATCATAGAATAGCATGGAGTATTGATGTGTATTCAAATGATACAGTAAAGCGGAAGAGTATATGCAAAACGATAGGCAATGCTATACAGGAAGAACTAGAGAACTACAACTTCACATGTACGGCTAAAACACCTATGCAAGATACAACTACGTACCGTTTAACGTATCGCTTTGAAGCGGAAACAGACGGAGAAAGATATTACAGGAGGTAATAAAATGGCAAGAAATTCGTATCAGACTTATCTAATGAATTCTACTGACGGCGGAACAACGTGGGCAAAACTTGTTGATGTAAAAGACATTCCTGCTCTTGGTGGAGACCCTGAACAGATTGATGCAACAACATTGTCTGATTCTATGACAAAGAACATTAACGGTATTCAGTCACTTGATGCTCTTACGTTCACAGCTAACTATGATAAGACTGATTTCACAGCACTTAAAACACATGAGAACAAGGTAGAGCATTATGCAGTATGGTTTGGAGCAGACACATCAGGAGCACCAGACGGAAATGAAGGTAAGTTCTCATGGACTGGAAGCCTTACCGTATATGCTGACGCAGAATCAGTAAATGCAGTAGGAGAAATGAAGGTTACAATCTCTGCTGAAACAGAAATCGTATTTGCGTAATAAAAATACCTCAAAGGAGGAGGAAAAATTAAATGGCTAATCCTATCACATTCGAGTTCAACGGAACTCAGTACACGCTTGAATATTCACGCAGGACAGTTCTTCAGATGGAGAGAAATGGTACATCAGTAAACATGAAAGAGTATGATACCATTCCTCTATCCATTATGGATAACCTGTTCAAAGGCTCATTCCTTATGCATCACAGGAACGTCAAAGAAGATACAATGAATGCTATTTGGAAGGAAATTCCTAACAAGGAAGACTTTATCAAAGCATTGTATGAATTGTATGTTTCACCGATATCGTCTCTTATGGACGAACCAGATGAAGAAGACGAAAAAAAGGTGGTTTGGACGCAGGGAAAGTAATAGAACCTGTGTCCTATCACCACAACTATTCCTATATATTTGAAACATATTTCCCTTACTATCTAAGTTTGGGAATGAGTGAAGAACAGTATTGGGATAAAGATTGTGATCTAGTAAAAGCATATCGAAAGAAACGTGAGTATGAGACGCAATATCAAAATGGAATGTTTTGGTTGCAGGGTCAATACATGTATGATATTCTTCAAAGATTTGTACCTGTACTAAATCCTATGTGCAAGAAACCAGAGCTAAAGCCATATATTGATAAGCCATATGAATTAAATGTTTCTCATGAAGATAGAGAAAAGAAAGAAGAAAATCTTCATAGAAATGAAATGAGAGCACGGTTCTTAGAAAACGCATCTAAACTAAAGCGTTAGGAGGTAAGTAAACCATGACAGCAGAAATCAGCGGACTTAAATTTCAGTTGAGCGCAGATGATACAGGAGCTATAAGTGGGATTACAAAACTTTCTAGCGCTTTATCATCTTTAAAATCAGATAAGCTATCAAAGGTAGCAGATGGAATGGAAAAACTTTCTGCATCTTTAAGTGACTTAAATTCTGATAAAGCATCTTCGTTGAACATGTTGACAGATGCTTTATCAAAACTTAATAACATAAACCCTAAAATATCCAAATCATTTACAGACGGTCTTAAAACATTAAGCGATACTGTAAATGGAATAGACAGTGAACATGTAGAATCATTATCTTCATTAGGTAATGCATTAAACAATTTCAGCTCTATTAGGGTGAGCATATCAAAGAATGTACCTACAGTTATTAAAGAGATTATAGATTCTCTTGACGGACTTGATGAAAGCAAAATAAGCAAATTAAATTCGCTTTCAAGTGCAATGAGTGGTTTAGGGAACATTGGCAATGTGCGTTCTGCAATCAGTAGCCTTAGTACCACACAAAAACCTACATCACCAGTAACAACTAACCAAGATTCATTAAGTGGAGTATCTGCAAGCACAAGTGAAATGGTTTCATCAGCAAATGATGTATATGAAGTAGAGAAAGAGTCTTCAAATATATTACCTGTTATATCAAATACGTTGAACGGAATTATAGGACAGGTAAAAAATATATCAAGTGTTGCAGGTACAGTAACAGGATATGTAAAGACAGCTTCTAACATGTCTGGAATTACATCTGGAATACAATCTATATTAGGAGCATTGCAGAATGTTCCAGTAGCAGGTACATTTGTAGGAATTATAAATGACGTTGGGTCTTCAATGTCAAATGTATTGAATTCAGACTTAAAGCCGTGGGAGAAAGCATGCTTGGCTATTTCAGCAGCAGGCGTTTCAATGTATAAGAACCTAGTAAAGGTAGTAACATTACCTTTCTCAAACATGGCTAATAAGATAAATAATGTAGCCAGTTCTTTCTCAAATCTTGTAAATTCTATTGGAAGAATAGCATTGTATAGAGCTATAAGAAGTGCAATCAAAGCCATTACATCTGGTTTCTCTGAAGGAATTCAGAATCTTTATAATTGGTCAAATGAAGTAGGAAGCAATTTTGCACCGTCAATGGACTCTCTCGCTTCAAGCATGCAATATTTGAAGAACAGTATGGCTGCTATGGCAAGTCCTCTTATAGAAGCGGTATCTCCTGCTATTGATTTCATAATAGATAAATTTGTCGATCTTCTCAACGTGATAAATCAGGTTCTTGCTGCATTAACAGGAAAGTCAACTTGGACTAAGGCAATCAGAGTAAACAAGCAGTATGGAGATTCTGTAGCAGATACAGGTTCAAGTGCTAAGAAGGCTGCGAGTGAGCTTGAAAAATATTTAGCTCCATTAGATGAAATAAATAAACTTCCAGACCCTAGTTCTTCAAGCGGAGGAAGTGGTGGCGGAAGCGGTGGCGGAAGTGGTGTTGACTACGGAAGCATGTTCAAGACAGAGGAGCTTGATAGCACATTTAAAGATATGATAAATTCTACTGACTGGACTAAGCTTGGTCAGCAGATAGCAGACAAGATAAATGAAGGAATGTATAGCATTGATTGGTCTAGCATTCAGAAAACATCACAGGATTGGGCTAAGAGAATATACACATTTATCAATGGTTTTGTAGCAGAACTTGACTGGACTGAACTTGGATATACACTTGCACAGGGTATAAATACTGCGGTTGAGTTCCTTAATTCTTTAGCACAGAACATAGATTGGACTACTCTTGGAGCAAACATTGGCACAGGTTTAAATAGCATGTTTGCTAATATAGACTGGAAGTCATTAGGACAGTTATTAACAGACGGAATAAAGATAGCATTTGAAACACTTCATGGTTTCCTTTCAACCTTTGACTGGGATTCTTTTAGAGCAGATGTAGTATCAGGAATAAAGAGTGCATTTGCAAATATAAATATTGAACAAGGCATTATTGATGTAGCAGAATTAGCGCATGAAATACTTGTAACAATCAATGATGTAATAAATGCAGTACCTTGGAACGAAATAGGGGTTGCATTAAAGAAAGTAAATTGGAAGGGTATTCTTGGAGACGTTATAAACGTTATTGGGTCTATTGCAAAAGGACTTGTTGAATCTAACCTTGATGATATAGTATTCCCTGCGTTAGGAACGTATTTAGGAGCTAAAGTCGGTGGTCTTATTGGTTCACTTTTTGGGCCGCTTGGCACTGTATTAGGAACTTTGATAGGAGGACTTATTGGGTTCATTGCAGGAGAGATAGCTGCTAATTGGGATACAATAACAAGCACAGTAGGAGATTTATTAACATATGTATCAGATGATGTAATAAGACCTGCATTAGTAAGAGTAGTAAAGTATGTTGGTTGGGTAATTGACACACTTGATTTTGGTCTTACAGATTTTAGTAATGATTGGGCTGACGGAGTGAATTCTTTGTGGGGTGACACATCATCGATCACATCAGGAGGAGTAGATAAAGTAGATAAAATAGTATCAGGCGGAATGGGTACTACTTCTGCTAAACTTACAGATTTTGGTAATACTACAACTACTACAATGTCTAATACAAGTAAAACTTCTACAGATAAATGGCAAACATTCTGTGATAAAACTGTATCTGATTGGGAAACATCAAATGGTTATTTATCCACAGACCTTTCCAGTTTCTCTGATAGCACAAGTACAACATTCGGTGATATTCAGACAGACACAGGAGACAAGTGGTCTTCAACATGTGATAACCTTTCTACTAAGTTCAGTGGCTCAAAGGACAGTGTAGAAAAGTATATGTCTCAGTTAAATACTTCAACAAGCGATAAGTTTGGTTCAATGTCAAACAACATATCAACGAATTGGAATTCAGCAAGCAGGTCAACATCATCTACTTGGGGTGGAATAAACAATACATTGAATGGAAAGTGGGATAGCTTGAATACTCAGTCAAGCAATAAGTTTGCACAGATAGGTAGAACAATATCAGGAACATTTACTTCAATGAACCCATTCTCTTGGGGAAGTGACTTAATAAATGGACTTATCCGTGGTATCAATTCAATGGTAGGCTCATTAAGGAACACAATAAGCAATGTAGCTAAAGTAATATCAAGTTATATTCACTTCTCTGCACCAGATACAGGCGCACTTGCAGATTATGAACAGTGGATGCCTGACTTCATGAGTGGACTTGCAAGTGGTATTGATGAAAACACTTATAAAGTAGAAAATGCAATGAAGAACTTAACAGGAGATATGGCAATCAATCCATCATCTGTAAGCCAGTCAGTTTCAAAGAATATAGAAGTAAGCACAAGCAGCGAAAGTCAAATATCTTTATTGCAGGAACAGAATGCATTACTGAGACAGATACTTGCTAAAGACCCTACTGTTAAAGTATCAGATGTAGGTAAAGCAACGGTAAGCTATATCAATTCAGAAACAAAGCGTACAGGCGATTCACCATTGCTTGTATAAGGAGGGGAATATGGAAACATTCATAGCAAACGGGGTTAAACTTCCTACCCCTAGTATTAAACCAAAGTACACAGAGCAGGACTTACAGAGTTCAAATACAACTAGAGACTTAGTAGGCTATTTGCATAAAGAGACAATAAGGTGGGGAGTAAGGAAAGTAGAGCTAGAGTGGGCGTATCTTACTAATGAGCAGATGAACTTAATACGGTCTGCGACAAAGGGTAAAGAATACTTTACATTCCAGTATTACTCAACATCAGCAGGCATATCAGGCTCATTCACAGCATATACAGGAGACTTTACATATTCACTGTATTCATTGAGAAAAGGTGTAGGAGAGTGGACTGACGTATCATTATCATTCATTGAACAGTAAGGAGAATAGCTATGTTAAATGTACCAGACGGAGTAAAAGAAGCGTATAAAAAAGATGGTCTAAAAAAGGACTATGAGTTTAATATTGCAAGTTTCCCTTCATCTGGTAATGAAATAACATCAGATGGAATAACATATACCGATAGTATATGTACAGGAGATAATCTTGACTTTAAGAGTACACAGAAAGCATCTGTAAAGTTCAATATGATAAACTATTCAGATGAACTTTTATTGCTATCAGAGAATCTTAAAGGGAAAGAAGTATCAATCAATCAGAATCTTACAAATTGTGAAATAACAGAGAAGATATATCCTGCTGTATATGACAATACGGTAAATGGAGTACATATTGTAAGTGACGGTAAAGGAACTGTTACACTTAAAGGTACTGCTACGGACCAAGTGTGGATTAATTTGTTCTCTGGAAGTGTGCCAGCATTTGACTATCATGTAGGTGGAATTTTATCAGTAAATATAAACGGAAGCAATATAACTCTTGAAATAACAGATATATAT